GATAAGGGATTACTTAAATGTTGACCAATGATATTTTTGAACCAATAATGGCCTTCAGCAAAATTAAGAAGGTCCAAGTAGGAATCAACATCATCATTTGATCTTAAAATGTCCGTTGTAATGGACGTAGATAGGACTTTGAATGGTCCTAACCCTAAATCGATTAGGTATTCAAATTCATCTCTCAAGTTTAGCGCATAGGGCTCCAAAAGCCTTCTGCATAATGCTCTTGAGACTTGATAGATAAACCTATCAGTGCACGAGGTTAAGTCCCCTGAGTGGAACAACCAGTCTTTCCTTTTAGAACCCTGTAGGATACTTCTAATAGAAGAACCCCAGTCTGGGCTTCTTTCAAAGGATTCAGCTGATACTGCTAGGTTCCTCATTGCAAATGTTAGCAATTTTTGAAGAACCGAAAGGCAATAACCTAACGCGCTTAAGTGCATAGTGCACATTCTCACCTTGCCTGGTGGCGAGTTTAGTACAGTTAATTCCAGTAGATAAGGATGACTGCACTTACAGTACTTTAAATAAAGACCAGTTTTTGACTCTTTGTTTCCCAGCGGGCAATTTCTGATCTCGTCTGGTGGAAAGAGTTCTTGGAGGTGCTTAACACAGTTCTTAAACAGCTTTTGCTGAATGAACTGTTTAGCGTCGAAAACCTGCAAAGGGTCCATTTTCATTAGGGCATTCAAATTGTCTGGATGAATGAACTTTTTCAATGCAGCGATCGTGCCTCCTTGCTCTCGATTTAATTCGAAGCAACCTGACGTTTTTGACCATCGTTGATTAGACGGGGGTTTTAATTCAGAAGTTAGATGCAGCATAGTCTGCTGATTGATTGGCAAAGGTTTACTCATCATTTTGGAGAAATCTTTGACATCAGGATTGAACTTCTGTTCCCATTCCTTTCTAATACCTTTTATAGTTAAGGTGCTAGACCTAGCGAGAGTCTTATGACCAGCACTAAGTCGCCATAACCATTTACGAGGGCATTTCGTCAATATGTCATATTCGTTGGACTTCTTCGTTTGTGCGAAGGACCGTACGGCTCTTTGTCGACACTCTAAGAAGAATGTCTTAAGAATAGGATTTATCTCGTATCGAGCAGAAAAAGTTTCTTGGGCATCTTTCGATATCTCATGATACTTAATCATCTCCTCAGTATAAGGAGTCTCAATTTGAGACAATAGGTTAATCCTACCGTAAATCGAATTGACAATCTTGTGAAGAATTCCATCTACAGGAATATCTTTCACAAATTTCTCTATGTCACACATCAGAACTAAAGTTCCGATTAAT